AGTAATTATCGTCATCATTGGATTTCTCCGTATATAATACTGGAGAAAGTATTCTTTTGGCGTGAGATTGATTATGATGAGCCATTGATTGAGAAATGGGCTGACCGCTTGCAACCTTTTTCTAAGGCATATCAAGCTGTTATGGATTTCATTCATCCAAAAATTGATTATGTAAAGATTGACCGTTATGATACATGGTCAATGGATCATACATTGGCTGATATCATTCTGCCTATGTTGAAACAGTTGAATGCTGAGAAACATGGTGCACCTCATGTTGATGATGAAGACGTACCAATGGAATTACAATCTTGGACTTCACCAGCTAAAGATGAATATGATACTGATGGTCACCATTTCGCTCGTTGGGACTATGTATTGAATGAAATGATTTTTGCTTTTGAATGTAAGGCTGATGATACATGGCAAGAGAAATTCAGTTCAGGTGAACATGATATGAAAAGTGTACCATGTGCATGGGATTCAGAAGGTAAACCAACATTGTACAACTTTGAAAAGGGTCCCAATGATACATACAAATGTGATTATGAAGGCATGAGAGAAGTACAAAAACGAATCACAAATGGATTCCGTTTGTTTGGTCGCTATTATGAAAACCTTTGGGATTAATTTATTATAAATAGATATACTACCACAACACACACAAGGTAGTATAACACACACAGGAGAAAACTATGTCAAATATGACACCCTTTGAAATCCGTCTCGAGCTCTTAAAAATGGCAAGAGATATGTTATATGATGAATACAATGGTCAACGTGACCGCATTTCCAATAACTGGAACATGCAATGTGAATCGGCAAGGAGTAAAGGTGAAGACCCACCTGAACATCCAGGATTGCCATCAATCCCCTCAGAAGCAGATATTATATCCAAGGCTCAAACCTTAAATGGTTTCGTGTCTAATATTTCTGCACCAGAAACACCAAAAGTTACTATTAAGAAAACTTCTTAATTGAGGGTAGTGGGACTTTGCGTCCCACTTTTAACACACACAAGGAGAAAAATGCGAAGTAAACCTATACTTTTAAGTTTATTTTTTTCAACGATTATTTTAATATTATCATGTGCAAATGTAGACACATATAATATTTTACCGATTAAATCAACATACAACAATTTAACCGCTGATGCTAAAATACAAGTAACTTGTTTAGCTGAAAACATTTATTTTGAAGCCGCACACGAACCACTAGACGGCAAAAAAGCAGTTGCCTTTGTCACTTTGAATAGAGTTCAATCCGGTTATGCCGATAATATCTGCGATGTGGTACAACAAAAAACAAAAGGTACCTGCCAATTTTCATGGTATTGTGATAGCACATTTACCTCTAGGCGCTTGACAATCAAAGAGACTTCATTGTATAATGATATCTTACAGTTGTCAACGAATGTATTTTTAAATTTTGAAAGAATGGATGATGTGACTAATGGGGCAACCTATTATCATGCTGATTATGTAAACCCCAAATGGACAAGACTACAAAAGGAGAAACAAATTGGCAGACATATTTTCTACAAGAGCAAAATCGACCAAATTGACCGAACAAAAGGAATCATTTGATATGAATAAAGACCTAATCACTATCTGTATATCGGTAGTAATCGTATTAACTACCGCAATAATTGGCGGAATCGTGTATAATACTAATGATAGAAACAACATGGCGAGAAACATCGAGGCTGCAATTGCCAAAGGTGTTGACCCATTATCCGTGAAGTGTGCATATGAAACAAATTCTAATCCAATCTGTATAACATACGCCGCTACAACCAAGAAATAATTTTAGGAGTATATTATGGCTATTCAGCAAGTGAGTGTTAATCAAATTTCAAACCCAGCAGACCGTGAAAAGTTGTTGAAAGTAATCCGTGAGGTGTCTGATTCAATGGCAAGAGCACAGGGTGAGAAAGAATATATCCGTGAAGCAATTACGGATATCAGTAAAGAATTGCAGTTACCTAAAAAGATAGTTGCAAAAATGGCCAAGGTCTATTTCAAACAGAACTATGATGAAGAAGTTGCTGTGCAAGACCAATTTGAAACTCTTTATGAAACGATTGTAAAATGAAATATATTTTTAAACAAATAGATGATATCTCTGGACATAATGCAGAGACTACTATTGAATTTAGTGCAGATTCTCTTCCCGATATCTTAGAACATTTTGAAATGTTTCTCCGTGGTTCAGGTTTTCATCCAACAGGTATTTTAGACTTTGTAGATGAAGAAGATGAATATACCACACCTAAATTTGAACCTGCGGTAGATGAGGATGAGAAATTAGATGAATGGACTCAAACTCTAATAGATGATTGTGAATGGCCTTTTCCTAAAGACCGACCATCTGAAGGTCCTAAAGAAGAACCATGGCATGGTGTGTCACCATCTGTTGCAATGCAATGGACAGTAAAAGAATTACAAAAAGGACCTATGACTGTAGAATCAGTTACAAATATTTGTCCTGTATGCAAAATTGATAACGAAACAATGAAGAACAACAAATGTTGGGACAATAATTGTCCAAAAGGAAATGATGCCAACTAAAGATGAGATGGCAAAATTTGCCAAGTCCATAGAAGAATTCGTTGCAAATACAAAATACAATTACATCGAAGCGATTGTTGAGTATTGCAAAGTAACTGGACTTGAAATTGAAGTGGCGGCTACATTAATTAATTCTAATCTAAAATCAAAGATTGAAAATGTGGCATTAGATAATAACATGTTAAAAGAAAAGGGTGCTCGGTTACCAATATGATATCAGGATATGAAGCATTTGGACTCTATCAGGCTCTAAAACTTCACTTCACAACAGACTCATATGATTACTTCAAATATGGTGGCAAGACTAATATTAGTGTTACTGCATTTGAAAATCGTAAAGACAAATATCACTTCTATAAATTATCTCGCAAGTATACCAACAAAGAAGATTTAATTAATTTTATTGTTGCTAATTTTATAGAAGATGAAAGGTCATGGGTAGGACCTTTGTTGCAAGAAGAGGCTGATATGAATTTTCGTAAAAGACAAAAGGTAATTCAATCACTATCATATACCTTTGAAAATGACTGTATACTTATTTTCGAGGACTGTATACTTAATCCTAATGAAGTATTAAAGACTGATGGTGATTACCCGTTACTACTAACCAAGACTCTGAGAAAAGAAATACAAGTTGAATCATTGTGCCTACTTAATCAGATTCTTGGATTCTTTCCTATGTGGACAAGTAAAATCAATGATACTATTCGATGGCCAGAAGTTAGGCGAAAGTGTATCAAGTATACCTCTTTTCTACCACAAGATAGTGTAAAATACAAGTTGATTTTGAAAAAGGTGTTGAATGAAAATCTCTAAGATTTATTTGGATATGGATGGTGTTCTTTGTAATTTTGAACGCCGTTATTTTGAGAGATACAATGAGTTACCCGGTTCAATGCGTGACCGAAAAGACTTTAATGTACATTGGGACGATTTCATTCTAAATTATCAGTTTGAAACTTTAGACTGGTGGCCCGGTGGTAAAGAACTACTGACTTATGTTTGTTTTCTACATAACGAACATGGGATTGAAGTAGAAATGCTAACTTCTTCTGGTGGACAAAAACACCATGCAGAAGTAGCAAAGCAGAAGCAAGTATGGTTGGATTCTAAAGGAATTATTTTTAAGGCGAATGTCGTTGCAAGTCGGAAAACAAAATCCGAATATGCAAAACCAGACACAATCCTTATTGATGATACACCTGATGTAATTCAATCATTCAATGCGGCAGGTGGTATAGGTATTCTGCATAAAGAGGTCGGTAACACTTTGTTGAAACTGAAATCTCTGGTTACAGAAGACATATATAATCTGATATAATGCATAATGTGGATAAGAAAATATATTAACATACAATTTATACAAGGAAAATACATATGAGTTCATTTGCTAATCTTAAGCGCAATCGTAGTGATATCAAAACACTTACAAAAGCGATTGAAGCAACCTCTCAACCTGCTGAGGCAGGATCCAAAGATGACACACGTTTCTGGCAACCAGAAGTAGATAAGGCAGGTAATGGCATGGCCGTTATTCGTTTTCTACCTGCTCCTGCGGTTGATGGTGACGATGCTCTTCCATGGGTTCGCACATTCAGTCATGGTTTTCAAGGACCTGGTGGTTGGTTCATTGATAACTGTCTCACAACTCTTAATGAGAAGTGTCCAGTTTGTGAACATAACAATACACTATGGAATTCTGGCATCGAAGCCAATAAAGAAATTGCTCGTAAACAAAAACGCAAGTTGACTTACGTTGCAAACATTCTGGTCGTATCAGACCCAAGTAATCCATCTAACGAAGGTGAAATTCGTTTATACAAATTCGGTAAGAAAATCTTTGATAAGATTACTGAAGCAATGAACCCTGAGTTTGCGGATGAGACACCTGTTAACCCATTTGATATGTGGGAAGGTGCTAACTTCAAGTTGAAGATTCGTAATGTTGAAGGTTATCGCAATTATGATAAATCAGAATTTGCTGCTAAGTCTGCATTACTTGATGGTGATGATGCTAAACTTGAAGAATTGTGGAAGAAAGAATATTCTCTGAAAGATTTTACAGAGAAGAAACAATTCAAACCTTATGACCAACTCAAGACTCGCCTTGAAAAAGTTCTAGGTTTTGAAGGTATCGCACCTGTAACTAAGGCTGATACTGCCGTAGTAAGCAAGTTTAATGATGATGATATTTCTGTGATTGATAAACCAGTTACAGAAGATGAAGATTTGGATTACTTCAAATCACTTGCACAATAAACAAATAAGATTTTGTTTGAACCCTGCTTCGGCAGGGTTTTTTATTATGCAAAAAGTCTTGATAATAGTGTTCCATTAGCATCTTCTTTTTTTTCATTTGGACTTCTAACGGATTCATTTTTAGTTATTGTTGTTGTATTAGTAGTTGGTGCATTAATAATAATTGGTGTGGTTGGTTTCTGTTGTTGTCTTTGACTTGCGGCCACTTCTGTAGAAGCTGATGCAACAGTACTACCAGTTGAATTGTCACTTGATTTTGCTTCTGGAAGATTTTCTATTTTACCTGATGCTAAGTCCATTGGTTTGCCATCTGAACCGGCTACTAATGTTGGTGCACCAGGATTTACAGGATTATCAGGTGTTGGTGCTAAACCTGTTGCTTGAACGTGCCAATCTTCACCAACAACTGGTCGTGTCAGACCAAATGATTCTAACCAACCAGTAGGTTTATCTCTTGAACCTGCAAGTGCATTTAGACCATCAGAACCTTTTGAGTTAATGTCAATTGCAAGACCTTTTAAGTGAAAACTTCCTTTGCCTTGCCCTAAAGGTGGCATAGGTTCTGCAACTTTCTTTTTAGCTGCAAATTTATCTCCACCAAGTTTAGCGACCATTTCATCAAATAATGTTTTTTGCTTTTCGTTAGTTCTAAAACCAGATGTTACTAATAATGTTTTTCCTGTTTTTACTTTAAAATCTGCGGCCATTGCTGCAACACGTTTTTCAAACTCTGTAGCAAAACCACCAAGGTCAACACCTGATTGTGTTTTAACAACAGTTGATAATGACCCACCGCCTGCAGCTGTTTTTGTTGGACCACCAGTTCCTGCAGGAGCTTGTTCTGTCATTGGTGCAGGTGCAGTTACTTTTGCAGGACCGCCAGGTGCACCGTATGCTGGTGCTGGTGCAGGACTTGATGATGCAGAAGCAACTTTTGTTTCACCACCCACTGGTGTTGGAGATGCGCCGCCTTCACCCGCACCTGTTATTAGACCAATAATAGTTTGAGCTCTACTCTTTACTTGTTGAGCCCATTTACTTGATGCTAATTCATCAGCAGCACCTTTAAAATCACCTTCAGATAATTTTTTGCAGAAGCTTGGCCATTTTTTATACCAACTTGGACCCATATTAAAAGTTAAATCAATTAATGCACCTTGTCCTTGTTGGTTCGCTTTACTATAACCTGGAATCTTTTCTGCAGCCTTTGCATGATGGTCAAAATCATCATCAAACATTTTCATAATTTCTGCATTGGTGAATTTTCTATTATATTCTGGTGGTAATGTTTTACCATCACCAATTAAATGACCAACACCAATTGTCCACAAACCAAGACTATCTTTATAAGGCATATCTTTCATACCTTCATGTCTAATAATCATTTTTTTAGTATCATCTAAACTTCCCATTCCACCACCAGAAGGTTTTCCAGATATCACTGGTGCGGGACCAGATGGCGCACCTGCGGCAGCTCCTGGTTTTTCTGCGGGTGGTCCACCTTTTTCTCCAGGTTGTGGTGGTGGTATCCTTGCCATGATATATGGGTCAGTTGGGTCTGCGCCACCTAACCATTTTAATTGAGATGGTGTTAAATTCTTCTTGGCTTTTTCAGCAGCAGTTTCACTAGTGGAAGTACTTGTAGATGATTGATTTCTCTCAAGTGGACCTTTTACTTCTCTTGATACTTCTGGCTTCTTTTCACCAATACCCAACATACTTTTTACACTATCTGGTAAAAGATTTGTTACTTTATTAATCTTTTCAATAAGTCCATCATAGTATGGTTTCATCCAAGCAAGTTTATCTGCAATTGCATTGAAAACAACCATAACTTTATCTAATACTTTTTTCATAAAGTCAAAAACAGGTTGTAAATATTCAATAATTATTTTAATTTTTTCTCCAACCCACTCAAATATTGGTTTGAAAAAATCTGTTATTTTTTTCCAAACATTTTCTAAAAACTTTTTTAAATCATCCAATATAGGTTGAACAACATCTTCGAACCATTGTTTTACACTTTCAACAAATCCAGTAAATGCAGTTTTTATTTCTTCCCACAAAAATTCTGCCAACCCAATAAAGGCATCTTTAAGTAGTGTTATTATGCCTGCAGCTAAGAAAATAGTTCCTATTGAAAGTTTTGAAAGTATTTTTTTAGGACTTAAAATGTCCAAGAAAAAACTAGCAAATCTTTTACCTTTATCAAAAGAACTTTCTTCCTTTTCTGGAGTAGGACTTTTAGTTTTTAATTCTAAAGTTGGAATTTTTAAATCTTTAGTGTCCGAATTGTTATCAGCTTTTACTGGTTTACCACCTTCTAATTTTACAAGTTTAAAAATATTTTGTCTTGTGATGTTTAAACTTTTTGCTATTTTGGGTAAAAAATTAAAATTATCAGTAATTGAGTTGATTGATTTTAATGCATCAGAACCACCAGATACTTTTGATGGGCCTGATTTTCCCAAAACTTTGGAAGATATAGAATCTTTTAAACTGTCTGGTATTTTCATATTATGTTGTTGCTAATCTTGTGGCAAAATCTGTATCGTAAGCACTAGCTGTTTGTTTATTTGGTTTGCCAGATGAACCAGAATTATTATTATTTGTTGGTGCATTTACTGTCGAACCTTGGTCAGCAGCTGATTCCATTCTCTGTGCTTCTGCAACTTCTGTAGATGCGGTTGATAGTGATGCACCAGAAGTTGGTGGTTTTTCTGTTAATGCTTCTGGTGCGGGTGTTGATGCTGATGGAGAACTTCCTGCGCCGCCGCCAATTGCACCACCTGTAATTTGATTTAAATTTCCACTCTTTAAGTCTATTGTACCTCCACCATCAGCACCCTTTAATAATCCTAAAACTTTATCTGGATCTTTACCTGCAGCTGAAATTCTGCTTCTAACTTCTTCTTCACTTAATTTCTTTTCACCATTTCTCATATCAAGATAAACACCATCTTTATCTGGTAATATACCGAGTGTTCTTTTTAAGAATTGTAAAGCACCTAGTTTATTAGATTCGGCTTTATCTGCAAATTTATCGCCACTGCCAGTTGCAGTTGGACTTGATGATAGTGCTGCAGGTGCGGGACTTGGAGAAGCATCACCCTCTGAACCTGCTGGTGCTAAATCTGGTGCATCTTTATCTTTTGCTACTGGTAATGGTGATGCTCCTCCACCACCACCAGTCGCAGGTGCTGCACTTGCAGGTGCTGCATTTGGAGGTGCAGGTTCTGGTAAATTTATACCTAAAGCACCAGAAACTTTAGATGTTAGATTTTTATTAAGCTCATAATTTCTCTTAGCCTGTTCATCTGGTGTTTCTTCTTTTCCACCACCCTGTGAAGGATATTTTTCTTTCATCGCTTCTGCTTGGCTTGCAACTCCTTTTAAGTCACCTTTAGCCATAGAATCCATGACACCACCCAAATCACCTGCCAATCCTTTAGGTAATTCAGGCATGCCTAATTCTTTCATCATACCACCTAGTTCACCACCAGCATCACCAGCACCACCAGCACCCATTTTAGGCACAACATCTTTCGGTGACGCTGATTCTACTTCTTTTATATCAACACTATCACCAAATATATTCTTAAAGAATCCTTTTATACTATCAAAAATGTTTGATACAGTATCTAATACTGGTTTAAATACTCCACTCAAAGAATCAAATACTTGTTTGAGTGTATCTTCACCCAATAGTCCAAATGTTAAGAAACTTAACATACCTCCAAGGCCAGAAACTATTGCTTCAGAGAAACTTCCTGTCTCTTGGTACTTGTTAAATCCTGCCATAATGCCAGAAAATAAAGTGCTAATGATTAGCAATGGTAATGCTAATTTTTTTAAAAGACCTATAATCACGGTAGGATTAAAGAGACTTTTAATAACTTCTATTAACGCACCACCAATAAAACCCACAATGTCACCAAGTATATCCATGATGCCTGCTGGTTTCTTTTTACCTGCTGCTTTTGGAATTATTTTACTAACGGTTTTTGATTTCCTCACACCTTCAAGTGAGTCTTCTTTTTTTCTTTGTTTTCTAAAGAATTCAGTTGCACCAGATGCCGATTTTCCACCTTTAACTCTGACTAATTCACTAATATTCTTTTGCATGGCTTTCATATCACTAAACATGCCTGGAAGCACCATTGAATTTTTAGCAATCGTTGCCAGCGAAGAAACTCCTTCTTCTCCTAACCCACCTTCTTTTGATGGGGTTTTATCTTTTTCACCTTTC